GCAGTAACTAGCTCTCAGAGACGTAAATGGAAACGAACAATGAAATCGGAGGTCTTTAGAAAGATGGTACGAGAAGAATTGGCTAATCTGCTAGAGGAACATGGGTTGACAGAAAAATATACCCTGGATTTACTAGAAGACGCTATTAGAACAGCTAAGGACAAGAAAGATGTCCCTAGTATGATGCGTGCTGTAGAGAATCTGCAGGATATGCATGGAATGAAGGAAAAGTATATGGAGAAGACTGTGGATAAGATAGAGTCTAAGTCTGTATCCATGATAGATGATATTGTTAAAGAAGAATCGCATATAGAGGCATCAAGGACTACAACTAAACCAATAGATGAGTGATTACGAAGAGCGTTATGCTCAACAACAAGCTTTAAAGAAGTTATACACTAATATGGCATTGTTTGGAAGGTACTGCTTCCCAACAGCCCTCAAAAAGGAGATACCTCCTTTTCACTTCAACATCTACAAGTCCTTATCCGACAACGAACAGCGAAGGGTCGCAATAGCGGCCCCTCGTGGTACAGCCAAAAGTACAACTACCTCACTCATATTCCCATTATGGAAAGCTGCGTTCAAGCGTAGTGATGAAGACCTGTTTATTGTTATTATATCAGAATCACAAACCCAGTCGATTAATTTCTTGTCTAGAATAAAATACCATTTATCCCATTCAGATACATTTAGAGAGTTATTTGGAGAGATGGGACCAGAGACTGCGAAGAGATGGACTAATAACGATGTTATTCTTGCTAATGGGACTAGAATCATTGCTGTAGGTACTGGACAGAGAGTTAGGGGTTTTATTGAGGGAGATACTAGGCCGAATCTGATTATTGTGGATGATTTCGAGTCTGAGCTAAATGCATTCACGCCAGAGGCTAGAGCTAAGAACAAGAAGTGGATGACTGAGGCAGTAATACCTTCTTTATCAGATGACGGGAAACTAGTGCTTATAGGCACAGTTATATCAGAAGATTGCTTTTTGTATTGGATAAAAGAGTCTGCTTCATGGAATGTGCTGTGGTATAGCATATGGAATGATGATGAAGAGAGTATATGGCCCGAAAGATTTCCGCATGAGCGTATAATGCAGATAAAAGACGAATTTGCTAGTATTGGTAATTTAAATGGATTTTATCAAGAATACATGAATATTGCCCAATCACCAGATAATGCTCCATTTAAACCTGAATGGATACAGATGCATCATTATGACTATGAGATACGACACGGGCAGGGATGTTTAGTCAGACAAATAGATGATGAAGAGAAGATAATACCCGTAGAGGTATATTCTGGGGTAGACCCAGCATCTTCATTATCAGCACGAGCTGACTTTTTTGTAATAGCTACTATTGGTATAGACCATGAGAATAATAAATATGTTATTGATATAAAAAGAGAACGAGTTACTCCTTCAAAGCAACCAGATATGATTATTGATACTTTTGCTAAATTTAAGCCAAGACGTGTTTTGATTGAAACGACTGGATATCAGGAGGCATTACGAGTAGGAGTTAGAGATATAATGAAAGAAAGGGGATTGTACATCCCAGGATTAGAGAGAGGCGTTAAGCCTAGAACCCGAAAATCAGAACGATTACTATCAATGGTCCCTATGTTTGCTAGAAAGCAATTCTATTTTAGACCAGAAGATATTAAACCCCAACAGGAATTTCTATCATATCCTAGAGGAAAGCATGACGATGTCATGGATGCTATATGGACTGCTCTTGACGGAGCTAAGCCCTGTAGACTAGCTGAATATGATGAGAAAAAGTACGACAAAAAAAAGAAAAAGAAATTCCTTGATTGGTTGACCATGTAGGAGTTAAATTGCAAGATGGCATACACCGCAAAAAAGAAACTTTCAGGTAAGGCTCTAGTCGATGAGACTTTAGACTTATTTCAGAAATATGGCTCTAAAAGAGATAACTGGGCTAAACATGCTAAAGAGGACAAAGAATTTAGATTAGGACGTCAATGGACCAAAGAGCAGGAGGATGTTCTCACTGCTAGAGGTCAAGCGCCTATTGTTGTCAATAGAGTGCATCCTGCTGTAGAAGCCGCTAAATCTATGATGTCTGCAAACAGACCATCATTTAGAGTAGCTCCTAGAGAAGATTCTGATAATAAGGTTGCACAAGTTCTAAGTGCAATGCTTGCTTATATGCACGATATCTCAGATGGCAGAAGTGCTATTCGCCAGATGATTGATGACTACTACGTTATGGGCTTAGGTTATATTCACGTATATCAAGACCCTATGATGGATATGGGTAAGGGTGAGGTTTGCATTCATGATGTCGACCCACTAGATGTTTATGTAGACCCAAATAGTAGAGATAAGTTTTTTAATGATGCGGAAAATATAATTATATCTAGATTATTCACCAGAGAACAGGCAGCTGGATTATATCCAATGTATGAAAAGGCTATTAAGAATGCCGCTAACAACGCTGGTGATTACGACCATGATAGACCAGAAACAGGTAGAGCCAATGATATGGCTACTCATTTCCCTGAAGATGTAGATAGAACAGATAATACTGAATATCTAAGAGGATACGAGAGATACTACAAGGTTATGGTTGATAGATATAGAGTGTATGAAATTTGGAGTAAGAAAGAGGCGTTATTAGATGAAGATAAATTTTTAGAGTATGTACAAAGAAAAGCATGGATTATTAATGGGCAGATAATAGATGACCCTGTTCAAGCTAAACAATTACTATCTCAGTTAGAAGAACAAAGAAAGCAATATGAAATGCAAATGCAGTCTCAAATGAATAGTATTGGCTTAGAGGGTGCAGCTGAAATACCTACCGCACCTCAAGCTGCAGAAGTAGAAGAACTTACATTCGGAGAATTAATAGAGAAAAAGCTAATTCAAATGGTGACTACACAGGTTAAAAGAGTTAATATGTGCGTAGTCATGGGTGATAAGCATTTATACAGCAGAGAACTTCCAATAGAAGATTATCCTATTGTGCCATTTATGAGCTTACATACAAGGACACCTTATCCTCAGTCTGATGTGAGGATGATAAAAGGTCTTCAAGAGTATATCAATAAAATGCGTTCGCTAATAGTAGCTCACGCAACGACAAGTACTAATACTAAGATACTTGTACCAGAGGGCAGCGTAGACATGGCAGAATTTGAGCAGAAATGGGCTCAGCCTGGTGTCGCAATTCCTTACGACCCAACAGATGGCGCACCAATGCCTGTTCAACCCTCCCCACTTCCAAATGAACTTTATAGTGGAGAGCAAGTAGCTAAGCAAGATATCGACCATCAGTTAGGATTGTATGAGATGATGATGGGTAACGCCCAAGCTGCTCCACAAACTTATAAGGCTACAATTAGTCTTGATGAGTTTGGACAAAGAAAAATTAAATCTAAATTAGCTGATATTGAAGCTGGCTTGACTAAGGTCGCTCAAGTAGCCATACCTTTGATGCAGCAACTGTACACGCAAGAGAAAGTATTTAGAGTAATACAACCTAATAACTCATTGAGTGAGTTTGTTATCAATAAAAAGCTTATTGATGATAAAACAGATGAAATAAAAACATTTAATGATATTACAATTGGAAAATATGACGTAATTTATTTATCAGGTAGCACATTACCTTCTAATAGATACGCAGAACTTGAATTTTACATGGATGCTTATCAGAAAGGGCTGGTTGATAGAATTGAGGTTCTCAAGAAGACAGAAGTATTTGATATGGAGGGTGTTGTTGAAAGAACCGACCAAGTTGGTCAGTTGCAAGCTCAGATACAGCAAGCTACAGAAGAAATTAAGAAATTAAAAGGTGACCTACAATCTAGAGATAGAGAGTCAGTGAACCTAAGGAAAAGAGTTGAAGTCGAGAAGTTTAAGAATGAACTTGACCAGGTTAGTAATAAAGCGAAAGCTGCAGGGTCTGTTTATGAAAAGCGTCTTGACGACAATATGGCCGTAATCAAGCGTGATATCGCTGATTCAATCAAAAAAGAGACTTCTACCTCTTCAAGCGGCAAGAAGAGCAAGTCGAAAGCGAGTAAAAAGAAATGACAGATAATGTAGACACTCCTCAAAGTGCTAATCCAAACGACTCCAATCAGGCGTTTGACGGACCATGGCCTACTGAGGACTCTAATAATACGTCAGTTGAGGATGCTTTTTTTGGCAGCCAGGAAACAACAGAAACACAGGAACAGGCTCCCGTAGAACAAGGAACCCCTGAAACAGCTCCGATTCAAGAGCAAGCACAAGAATATTCTGCTAAGAATGATGATAAGCGTTTTGAGTACTGGCAAAGCCAAGCTGCTCAAGCGACTAATCAGATAAGCGATATTCAGCGTCAAAACCAAGAGCTTCAGGCTCAGGTTAACGCAATGCAAACCGCTCCTGCAACAGAAGCAGAACCTGTGGAAGAGTTTCCTGCACCTCCAGAGAGGCCCAATAAACCTAGAACATTCAATAGAGAAGAAGCGTATGCTGACCCGAATAGCGAAAGTGCTAGGTATTTAGATGAATATGAGGAATGGCGTGACGGCATGACTGAATACAATACTCTTAAACAAGAGTATACCGTAGGTCAGATGCAAGCCAAGTTAGATTCTCAAGAGCAAGCTAGACAAGAAGAGATACAAAGACAGGAAGCCTATTCTGCTCAACAGCAGCAAATGGCTGATGTCAATACTCATCTTCAAGGTCATTATGGCTTTGACGGTAACGATGCTCAAGAGTTTATCCAACAGATGTCAGACCCCAATTCATTATCTTTAGATAATCTTGTACAGTTATACAGACTGCAGAAAGG